ACTCCTCGGGCTACGACCTGGACCTGGAGGACGGGCGATACCTGTTTCGCTGGCGCTGGGTGGACGAGGACATCGCCATGATGATGTTCCCGGACAGAAGGGCGCAGATTTTCTCTGGCGTGGAGGATGCGGCGTTCGGGATGCCGGATTCATTCAATGATGAAGATGGCTGGCAAACCCATGGAACGTTCTCGCAGGCAGAGCGCAGCGGTGCGCTGCATGCGTCTGGTGTGGCCACCATGGTGGATGCCAAGCGGCGGCGCATTCGCTTGATCGAGTGCCAGTACAGAAATCCGGCCATGGTGAAGGTGGTAGCCGACGGGCCGATGCAGGGCGCGATTTTGAACCCGCATGACCGCTTGCTGGCCGAAGCTGCCGGGCGCACGGGCAGCCCGATTGTGGACAAGATGATGATGCGCGTGCACGTGGCGGTGTTCACCGAGGCGCACATGCTGGGCATGGGCGTGAGCATCGCGCGGCACAACAAGTTCGGCCTGACGCCGATCTGGTGCTACCGCAGAGGGCGTGACCGCATGCCGTACGGGATGATCCGGCGCGTGCGCGACGTGCAGCAGGACTTGAACAAGCGCGCCTCCAAGGCGATGTTCATGCTCAACACCAATCAGATCATTGCGGATGACAACGCAACGGATGATTGGGACAAAGCGCGTGATGAGGTGGATCGGCCCGACGGCTTGATTACCAAAAAGCCCGGATCAGATTTCAAAATCCATCGCGATACGGATGCTGCCACGGGCCAGATCAACATGATGACACTGGATGCTCAGAGCATCCAGAAGTCTGCCGGCGTGTCGCAGGAAAACATGGGCCGCCAGACCAATGCCGTCAGTGGCGAGGCAATCAAGGCGCGCCAGTTGCAGGGATCGGTGGTTACGACGGAGCCCTTCGACAACCTGCGGTTTGGCACCCAGGTGCAGGGAGAAAAGCAGCTGAGCCTGGCAGAGCAGTTCTACACCCAGGCCAAAGTGATACGCCTGACGGGCAGCAAGGGCGCCATCAAGTGGGTGAAGATCAACCAGCCCGAGCAGATGGACGACGGATCGGTCCGATTTTTAAATGACATCACGGCCAGCATGGCCGACTTTGTGGTGTCTGAGCAGGACTACAGCGGGACCATGCGCCAGGTGATGTTCGAAAGCATCAACGCTGTCGCGGGCCGCCTGCCACCCGATGTGGCGCTGCGCGTGCTGACGCTCGCTTTCGAGTTCTCAGACATGCCGAACAAGGACGATATCGCCGATCAACTGCGCAAGCTCACCGGCGAGCGTGATCCTAACAAAGAACTGAGCCCCGAGGAGCAAGCCCAGGTTGAGCAGCAGATGCAGCAGCAGGTTGAAGCCTTGGCCATGCAGCGCGAGCAAGCCCACATTGCCTTGGAGGAGGGGCGCGCCAAGGTGCGCGAGATCAATGCCAGGGCGATGAAGCTGGAAAGAGACGCTGAGGCGGTAGATGCCGGCGGCGGTGCTGGGCTCGATCCGTCTGCCGTGCAAAACGCGATTTCCAAGGTGCGCGCTAAGGCTGACCAGCAGATCGAAAGCCTGATGGAAGAGTTGAGAAAAACCCAGTCCGATCTGGCCAACCGGACGCTGCAGATCAACAAGGATGCAGATACCAAGCTGGAGGCCGAGCGTATCCGCCAGGACGGCGCCGCCCGCGTGGCGGAGATCCAGCGCGCGAGTAACGATCAGATTGCCGCCTTGGAGAAACGTCTGGACAAGATCAACGAGGCGCTACAGGCGGCAGTAGAGCGCAAGTCAGGCGCTGATGACAAAAAAGCAGGGGATGGTAAATGACTCAGACAGCAAATGACCAAAGAGCAAACCACCCAGAGGTCAGGCTTCATGACGAAACGATTGAGTTTCTGAAAACGGAGATTGCTGAGGCGGTGAAGGCTGGCATCAAAGGGGCGATCAACGAGGATGCGGCGCGCCAGTTCTGGGGCACCGGGTTCAAGGTGCTGCAAGAGCAGGCCACTCAGCATACGGGCCGTTTCGTGCTGGGCGGTTTATGGGGTCTGGTGCGCAAGGGGATGCTGTTCCTAGTGGCCGGCTATGTGGTGTATCTGATCGGCGGCTGGGCTGCGGTTGCCAAGTTCTGGGCCACTGTCAAGGGGGTTGCGTGAGCATGCTTGAGCAGCGGGTGATCGCGTCGGTGTACGGGCTGCGCCCAGCCACGGCTGCGGCGGTATTGCCGGTGATGCGCGAGGCCATGGAGGTGGCGCAGATTGTCGGGCGCGATAGAGTGGCCGCCTTCTTGGCCCAGGTCGGGCATGAGTCGGGATGTCTGCGCTACGTGCGCGAGATTTGGGGGCCGACGCCACAGCAGTTGCGCTATGAGCCCACGACCTCGCTGGCGGGGAGGCTTGGCAACACGCAGCCGGGCGACGGCGAGCGGTACATGGGGCGCGGCTGGATCCAGACCACGGGGCGAGCGAATTACATCCTGACGCGCGACATGCTGCGCCAGATTCTTGGCCAGAGCGTGCCCGACTTCGAGGCTGAGCCCGAGCAGCTTGAGCGCCCGTACTGGGCCGCCATGAGCGCGGCGCTGTTCTGGCGCGTGAAGGGCTTGAACCGCTGGGCCGACGCGCGCGACATGGTGACGCTGACCAAGCGCATCAATGGCGGACTCAACGGTCTGGCGCACCGCCAGGCCCTCTACACCAGAGCACTCGGAGCACTGACATGATGGAAATTCTTGGAACACTGATTGCCGGCGTTTTTGGCGGCGGCGCGACCGGCTTGTTGGGCGTGATCATCCAACGCTACTTCGACACCAAGGCCAAGGCGCAGGAGATCGAGGTCGTCAAGCTCAATCACGCCAACGCCATCGCCCTGGCCGGCATCGAGAGCGCGCGAGCGCAGAAGGTGGCCGAGGTCAGGGCCGGCGCCGATACGGCAGTCGCTCAAGCCGACACCCAGGCGCGCGAGACGGAAGCCGATGAGCGCAGCCTGATTGCCAGTTTGCAGCACGACGCGGCGACCTACCTGGACAAGGGCGCGCAACGGCGCAAAGGGTTTATCGGCGGCGTGGCTGTGCTGCTCATGGCGGTGGTGGACTTTGCCCGCGGCATCCTGCGCCCTGGAATGACGATCTACCTGTGCTACGTGGTCACTGAAATGTTCTTCTGGGTGCGCCATGTTGCGGACAAGTATGGCAACACCCTGACGGCAGACCAAATCATGCAGCTGATGGTGCAGATCATCGCCACGATTCTCTATGTCTTTACCACGGCAACGCTGTGGTGGTTCGGAACTAGACCGCCAAAGAAGGTCGGCAATGCGTAACAAGCATGGCAGATTGAGGCTTTCATCGAATCAACCTATCTGGAGTTCACCATGGCAAAAGGCAACTTGATCGCATCCGTCAAGTCGGAGGACGACTGGCAGGCCGAGGACGATCTGCGCACGCTGACGCGGGCTGAGGAGATCGAGAAGGACCCCAAGCGCCTGGCCAAGGTGCAGGCCTTGGCCAAGAAGCGAATGCTTGAAATGGCGGCAATCGCGGCCGAAGGCCCGAAGGACTGAGCGGATTTTCACGCCATTCAATACCCGGATACGGATAGTTTTACCCACCACAGGAGAAGCGCATGAGTGCTGTGCAGATGCCGCAAGGCATGGACCCGGATTCCTGGGCCACGATGTCAGACGAGGAGAAGGCCGGTATTGCCGGGGTGGATTACACCCCCGCTGAACTGGCCACCATGGAGCGGCTGGCCCAAGCGCCCGCTGGCAGCGACGAGGACGACGACGACGATGAGGTGGCCGGCGCCGATGCTGGCGGGGCTGCTGCTGCCGCCGCGTCTGCCGAAAAACCAGCCGGCGGTGAGGCTGGAGCCGAAGCGGGAACGCCAGGCGAGGACACGGCGCAGGAGCAGTCGGCTTCCCAGGTGGAGCCGAACCCGGTGGCGCCGGTCTACAAGGCCAGCCTGCCCGAGGACTTCAATGCCCGTGTCGAGGCGGTGCAAGCCAAGGAGGCGGAGGTTTGGGCCAAGTTCGAGGCTGGCGATCTGACGCGCGAGGAGCTGCAAGCGGAGTTGCGCAAGGTCAACGCGGAGCAGTCTGAGCTTTCGACCATCAAGCTCAAGGCGGATCTGTCGAATGAAATGAATGCGCAGAGCGCGCAAACGCAGTGGGAATCCGCTGTGAACCGCGCCTTGAAGGAGTTTGCAAAGCCCGAGCATGGCGGCATCGACTACGCCAAGGATGCTGCAAAGCTGGCTGACTTCGACCAGTTCGTCAAGGTGCTTGCGAACAAGCCGGAGAACGAGAGCCGTTCCATGGACTGGTTCCTGCAAGAGGCGCACAAGCGCGTGCGCGCGCTGCACGGCATCAACGCGGCGCCAGCCAAGAACGATGCGCTGGAACAGGCGAAGGAGCGCCGCAAGCCTGACCTCAAGGTGGTGCCGGCGTCGCTGGCTCAGGTGCCTGGCGGCGATGGTCCGGGCGACGTGGGCAGCGAGTTTGCCGACGTTGACCAGCTGGAGGGTGACGCTCTGGAGGATGCGATCCGGGCGATGTCGCCTGAGCGCAGACAACGCTATGCAGCAGGCCGCTGAGTTGCGCACGACTTCCTCTCTTGTGATTGATGTCCGTCCGGGTGAAAGCCTGGACGTTGGCGGCTCGGTGCGCGTGGACCTGCTGCACAAGAGCGGGCAGCTTGCCCGGCTTCGCATCACGGCGCCGCGCGAGGTGAAGATTGAAAAAAAAGTGACTGAGGCGGATGCCCAGTCCGTGCCAAGCATGGCAGATTGACACCGTTGGCTGAGCGAATCTACCAATCCCGAACGGGCGCGCAGGAAGTGCTCCCTTTGAGTTCAACTTAAAGGAGTATTTTTCATGGCACGCACAATTGTTGGCGTCAACGACCCCAAAGCAGTCAAGCGTTATGCGGGGCTGCTGGCCTACGACACTTCGCAAAAGTCGTATTTCAACAGCCGCTTCATGGCCCGCGGCGCTGAGGCCGAGGTGCCGATTCAGATTCTGACGGACCTTGAAACCGATGCCGGCGAACAGATCACCTATGACCTGTTGGCGGAGCTCAAGATGGCCCCGGTCGAGGGCGAGGACATTCTGGAAGGCAAGGAAGAAGGCCAGAAGTTCTACACCGATTCGATCTACATCGACCAGGCTCGCTGCGGCGTGAACACCGGCGGGCGCATGACC